GATACACTGTATAATCTGTATCTAACAATGCCGTAGTTGGAGATAATATCTTTCTTATCGTAGAGGTATACGTTGTTGTAGACGGAGTATAATTAGGCGTAGGCGATGCATTTTGTGGCGATGCTACTGTTAATGTCCCCGTCGACATATCATTAGTAAATAAACCTCCTACTAGTTCAATTGCTGGCTGATTATTTAATAAGAAATAACGTACGGTACCTGTAGAATATGTTGGGAATTGTCCATTTACATATGTTCTATCTAAATGCGGTCCGATTTGTTCTGACAATGTTACAGTTGGTAATGTTTCAAAAATAATTTCCGAATCATTAGTTACATTAGGATTAACCGGCACGGTACGCATCCATTTGATATTAGCTCGTCCTTGCCATTCAGTAGGAGCATATGCTGCTTCTGCTAACAATGTAATTGGGAAATCTCCCGGAGATGTATTTTCATAAATGTAAATTGCAATTACACGACTTTTGTCTTCATCAATAAAATCAACAATTTCATGATAAATTGGATCGCCGTTATAATCTAATACTTCTACGTTCAAGTATCCTCCAACTTTTAAATTAAGCGGATGACCTCGAAGTTTAAATAAATTTTTACCTGCTGTTAATCGTGTAGGAAATTCAGTTATTTGAAAATAATCAGGCGATGTTAATGATGAGTCTGTTTGCCAGACATCAATAAATTGTAAACCTTTATAAACTGCTTCTTTGCGTTTCATTACACCTCATATTCATTTTATATAAATATCAAGTATGTTGAATACAGCTGAAATTATTGATCTTGTTAACTTCTATTAAATTATCAACCATATCTCGCATTGTGTCCACGTGGCTGATTATAATTGAGAAATCAAACTTAGTACGGAAATAATCAAACAAATTAACTACTGCAGAAATATGTTCAGCATCTAAACTTCCCCAACCTTCATCGATTGCAATAAAATTAGGACGAGGTAAAGCTGATACATTGATAAGTGCAATTCGAATTGCTAACGAACTAATAAAACGTTCCATACCCGATGTTAATTCTAAAGGCCAAAAATTATCTTCATCATAAATAATGTATCCATTAATATTTTTACCATCACTTTGAAGCACCATATTAAAATCAACTACTTGATTCAATACATTGTTAATTTCAGCTTCAATCTTAGGCATTGCTTTTGCAATTAATTCGTATGGAACACCATCGCGCTTAACTGAGTCTAAATAATATTCATAAGCTTTATATTCAGTTTCAAGTTGTTTGTAAACATCTAATGATTCTATTGCCGTTTTCTTTGTAGTTTTAGCAACTTCAATTTTACCATGTTTGCTACGAATTGTTTCTGTAGTTTGTTTTATTTTCGCAGTTAGTGATTCAATTGTCGTTTTACATGTTGCAATATCTAAATCAATTATTTTATTATGTTTGATTGCTGACTTATTTGCTTGAAATGATTCTTGGCGCTCTAAACATGTTTCTAATTCAGATTCTCGAGTTTGTAAATCATTCTCTAAAATTTGAATTTGTAATTCTTGAGTTTCAATTGCTGCTTTTTTAAGTTGATGTTTAGATTTTAATTGATTAAATTCTTTTAGTTCTTCCCTAACATTTCCACATAATGTAATTGCAGTTTCTTGTTTTACTAATTGCAATGTTAATTCATTTAATACATGTTGATCTGCAGCAATCGTGTTTTGGGCTTCGATTGCATTTTGAACGAAAACGTTAGATGTACAGTATTGGCAGTTCGGATCATATTCATGGTCGGAAAGGTGATTAATTTTTTCTTGCTTTGCATTGATAATTCCTTGTTGTGTTTCGATGCTTGTTTTAATTTGTGCTAATTTTGTTTCAAGCAATTCTAATTGTTTTAATTCTGCTAGCAATTTAGTTTCATCATATGCACGTTGGTCTTTTTTAATGACTAAATATTCAGACACTAATGTTTCTAAATTATTATCAGCAGTTTCTATATCTGTTTGTAATTGTGTAACTTTTTTTGTAAGTAGCGTTTCAGTTTTTGTTAATTCTTCAATGTCTGGCCCGTTATATGTTGTAGGTTGTTTTGTTTCAATTAATTGAAGAATTTTAGTTTGTAAATCATTTCTAGATTCTTGATATTCATCTTCCTTTTCTTCTAAATCAATAATATCTTGTTGATTATCTGTAATTATCTTATCAGCATCATTGATAATGATATCAAAGTCTGTTTTCTTGTATGCTTTTAATTTACCGGCAGTTTCTTTAATTTCGTCTGAAGCAAGTTGATATAATTGTTCAAACACTGTAATATCTAGAAACTGTGAAAGTAAATCTTTTCGCTCGCGTTGTGACTTTTCAATAAAGTTATTGTTGTCAGCTTGCAATGAAAATGCCGTTAAAATAAAATCATCATAAGTACCTAAATAACGTCGAATTGATTTATTTGTATCACTTCGCTCTTCACCATTTAAATTTTCTGTATCAGTATAAAAGTCAACTAATACTTTAACGTGTCCGTTTTTTTGTTTGATACCCGTTCGTTCAATTGTATAATTCGTGCCATTCATTTCGAATGTGAATTTACCTTTGAATGATGATTTTTTATTATTTAAAACTTCATGTGCTTTACCTGTCTTGCTACATTTATCAAATATAGTGTATGTAATTGCATCTAACAATGATGATTTACCTGATGTATTTGCTGCAAATAATCCGCAAACATCTTGTAAATTTTCAAAATTAATAATATTACCTTCTCCATATGAAAACATGTTTTCAAATTCAAATTGTATCGGGTGCCAAGTCATATGGCGAACTGATTCTACTGCAGGAAGTTTTGAATTGATTGTGCGATTGATGTGTCGAATAGCATCAGTTTCTTCTGGAGTTGCTTGTGGATGATTGATTGAAATATAATCAGTTATCAAAGTATTTTGATATTCTACATCTCGAACATTTCCAATTGTAAATGATGATGTTGCATTTGTATCAGGGTTTGTATTGCTACGTTGAATTGTAATATCTTGAACATCATATTTTTTACGAATAGTAGCAATTAATTTTTTCATATCGGCCGCACTCGTGTCATTAAATTTAATTCTAACACGTGGTTTGTTTGGCATACGATGTGGAGAACTAATTAATTTAGTATCTTGAACTTCAAGTGTAACATAGCCGTAATCATTTTCTATTTCAACAAACTCAGCACTTTTAGATTCAACATCCCATACTAAGATTCCATGATCTAATGCTTCTCCGTGATTTTGTTGAATCAACGAACCCGGATATGCAATAGTTTTTGCATCATCTAAAAATTGTGCTGGCTTATGAATATCGCCTAACAATGTTAAATCGTGTCCTTTGAATAATTCTGTAGTTACATGTTCATTTGAAATTTGATACCCGATATCAGTCTTAGCTGTATTAACAGCACCATGGTGTAATGCAATTTTATATGAAGCATCAAAATCCTTAGCCATAATGTATTCTGTTGGTGCAACATCGACAGCCATATGATTCCAAACAATACCGCCTAACTCAAATAATCCATTATCTTTAATAAATGTAATCATTGAATTTTGAATAACATCTAATACCGGACTTACAGCATCAATTCGATGCATATTGTTTAAGTTCATGTCATGGTTACCTAGAATAACAATTGTAGGTATTTCAAATCCATTAAAGAAATCAACAAGCATTTGAACTAGCTCCGGTGACATATCTAATTTGCTGTGTACGATATCACCGGTAACTACAGCAATACTATTATGAGTGCTAGTTCGCGCAATGTAGTCAAACATGTTTTTAAATACTTCTCGATATTCTTTATGTCGTTTTAAAGTACGAATATGTATATCTGAAATATGATAAATTTTATCAATCTTATCAATGCCGACATCAATCTTTTTTATGTCCATAACATTCCCATTTTTAAATGCATCAATCCTTCGAAAGTTAAAACGTCGGTATCTGCTAATATATTTGTAATTTTTTCAAAGCCTAATTCTGAGGCATCTTCATTTTTTAATTCAACGAAATAAACATTTAATCCTTCTCCCATAAACCGCTCAGCAATTTGAACAGCATTTTTCAAAGCATCTGCATCTAAGCAAATATAAATGTCTCGTACTCGTTCTTGTATAATTTTCTTTTGCAATGCAGGCTGTATAATTTTTCCGAATAATGGAATAGCATTGCGTTTAATTGCGATTGCATCAAATGAACCTTCGCAAAGTATTATTGGTTGTGCCCAATTTATAAACATTTCAAATCCGATAATGTCTTTTGATATTTTAGGATTTTTATGTTTTTGTTTGTCATTCTTATAAAATGCTCTACTAACAAAATAATTTAATTGTCCTGCAGCATCATAACTAGGAATAATTATCTTGCCAGCATATTCTCCTGATTCGCAATATCCGATTCTATACTTGATAATATCAAATACAGTTACTCCACGCATTGTTAAATAATGAATTGCATTACGATAATCAGGCGTTTGTTTTTTAATCCAAAGTGGTCGATATTCTTCCGGCAATGATAAGATAGTAGTTTTTTCTACAGTAGCATCTAAATTGCGATATCGAGTTGATTCAATTATTCGACTTAGTTGTTCAAACTTTTCTTTTGATAGATTTAATTGTTTGAATAAAGAACTAATGCTTCTACCTTTTTTATCAGAAATCCAACAATGCCAAGTATTTTCACCATTATGATTGGTGTTGATATTGATTTCTAATTTAGGTTTGTAGTGAGATATAAATGGAGAGAAGAAAGCGATATTATCACCTGAGGTAGGTTTCCCTTTACCTAGTACTGATTCTAATAACTGTAATAACTTAAGATTCTTCATTATTATTAATATAATGAATTTCTAGTTCTTATCCAATTTAATAATATATAATTAATAATATTAGTTATGAACATACATTTCATTACTGTCATAACGATCATTTAAAAATCATTAAAATGAATTTCAAATAATCAATTAATAAAATAAATTTCATTAATTATTCATGAATATAATAAATATTTTTCAGAAATCCAACCTTTATTTAAAAAAAGTTTTAATTGTCTTAGGTTCTTCACCTTCTCGTAAACATTCTACGAACCATTCCGCGGGAATATCTTTTTTAGCTACATGTTTAATTCCTAATTTCAACGCGTAAGCTTCATATGTAGTTTTACTACCTTTAGAGATTTTTTGTGTAGGAGTTTGAAATACCATGCGAATATCCATACCAGGATTTGAAGCTAAAACATGTTTCATTTTTAAACGATCTATACTAGTCCATCGTCCTTTTGTTTCAACATACATTAATTCGCCGTTCTTTTTTGTGAACACAAAATCTGGGGTGTACTTTGCTTTACGTTCTGGTACTATATAATTTAATGTTTCTGTTTCATAATTCAAAGGATATTCGAAACTTTTTATTTGCTCAGCAACTGTATGTTCTAGTCCAGATTTATAACCGTATTTAAGTGCAGCAGCGCGTTTTGCGTTACCTGATGAGTGAAAATGATTTTTTGCCATGTAACTTATTATTTTACTTTTAGTAATGCAGTTTTAACGTAATAACGCTGTTTTGTATTATTCTTGCCGATTAATTCAATTAAACTTAAAGATGCATCCGCAGTTGATTTTCTTATGTATTTTATATTATCGGAACTATCTACTGACCATGATTTTGGTTTAAGTACCATCTTCGCACCATCCCATAAGTAGTAGTCAATAAATGTTCCATTTGCTTTATTAATTTTTACCTTAGCTCCAGTTGTTAATATTTTTGCTGTCGGTTCTTGTTCTTTAGGCTTTTCTTTAGTCTCGTCACCTGGCACAATTGGTGGATTCAATGGATCAACTTTATTGTCTTGAGGTAATTTTTCAGCCGGCGGCGGAACTATTTCAACTTTTCCAGTATTAGGATCAGTTATTGTTTTTTGACCCATTACATCAGCTGCTTTTTGTGCTTCCGCATTTTCCTGATCTTCTTTGCGTTCTGCAGCGTCATTTTCTATATCTTTAATAGCAGCTGCTTTTGCTGACTCTGAATTATTAATTTTATCAAATGCTGTAATTTCTTCTGGTGTAAATTTATTAACTTCAGGGTTTGATGTAATAATACCTGATATTGTAGACCACTGAATCATTTTACTAGAGCCAATTGGATATACATCAGTTCCTGCAATTTTAAATATCGCATCCATATTATGAGCATCCATCCACGCTTTATCCATGAACCATACATTATATAATTGTTTACGATCTCCTTTAATGTTATTACTAACAATGTATACATGTTTGCCGGTAGCTTTTGAACTAATTACGCCGAATGTTGAACTACTAGCTAATACACCTGATAATTTTAATAAAAGTCGTTGTCCTTCAAGTGACAATTTTTCACGTTCATTCTTAAAATTAATTTTTACAGAAAATCCTCCAGCTGTTGTCGGAGACGCACTAGGATCGAATAATTTATATGCATTTAATGCATCCATCGATGTTGATGAATTAGTAAATAATTTATTAACAGATTGTTTACTAGCTCGACGTTTAGTAGTAACAGTCGTAGTTTCTAAATCACTAGATCTGCCAATTGGTTTAGAATAATTATTCGACGCCCACCATTGTTTGTCAGCAACTGACACATCATTGA